AAGGCATTTGTAGTTTGCGAAATAAGCTACCTTTATTATTTAAAGTTAATTTCTCAAAACACAATATCATAATAATCAATTTATTTAAAAAGAAATTACCAAAAGTTTTATTTGATTATGAAGGAAAAATTGAAATTATAGATTGTGAAATTTTAGCTTATGATTTAAATAGATTTAAGGCTCAATTATATAATAATCAATTACAAGAAGTTGTAGAAGGACAAAAAACAAAACTTGAAGATGATACAATGATTATACATGATGAAGCCCCTGATGAAATACCTAGACCATTTGCAAGGTCTTTTATTAATTATAATTTTATTGATCTTGTACAAAATGCAAAACTAAAATTAGATGGAGTTTCAGATGAAAAAAGGACAAGAATTATAGAAAAGGCAGTAAAAATGGTTACAGCAAGACCAACTGCAAGAGTAACAACACCAGTTAAGAGAACAATTAAAAAAACACCTACACCAAAAGCAGGTAAATACTAATGGCATATCAAAATGTAGGCACACCAAGATTTTATATAGACCAATTTGAATATCTTCGTTCAATAGGATTTTATTTTGATAAAGTATATACTGATACTGGACTTCCTATTTTACCTGATTATCCAGACAATATAGGGACAGCCCATGCACATCATTATAAAGAATTTGATAATTTGTTTGGATTAGACTGTAATATACAAAAATTAATAGAGCCTCATGCTACTAATCAGGCTTGGTTTTGGTGGGATTTACCTACAGGGTATAATAGCACTTGGTTTGATCCAGATAATTCTAAAATTGGAAGATATGTTGCTTATCTTAATCATAATTTTAAAAGCATGGAAGAAGAAACAACATTTACTCATTATCACATTACAGAATGGATTGACTGGGATGAGGTATCTTCTACTTATTTAAACGAGGGAATTACTGAATTAGGGGTAATAAATTTTGAGGGCAACAATAATGGGTTTTCTTTAGGGGATGGTTTTTCAATATATGAATTTAATAAATCTAGTGGTGCATATAATCCAACTAATGAGCTATCTTCAATAATAAGAATTGGTTTTCATACTAGTCCAAATAATGTTATAAATGATTTTAGCTTAGGCTCTTTATCATTTGGAACATATTACGATATGCCTGTAAGTCCTGATTTAGATTTATCAATGACAATAGATTTTGATGGATATGATAATACTGAAACATTAAATGGTTCTACTTTAACAAATGTTAGATATGCAGGTTCTCCTTGGTGGTATGATAAAGATGGGAATAAAGTTGAACCTTGGTCTGTAGGTGGTAATGATATAATACAAGAATTATATAATGCAGATGTTTATCTTAATGAAGGAAAAGTAACAAATACTATTTTTAATAAAAGAAATGGAAGAAGAATCTGGAATCTTAAATTTTCCTATATGTCAGATAAGGATTTGTTTAGCTCTAACTATGGAAGTAGTAATTATACTGAAACTACCACAGACTATAGTGATGATTTGACTACTGATGAAAATAATAATGATATTTTCTATTATAACATAGATAATGATGACTCATTCTCAGCACAAGTGTTAAACAAGATTTCACATGGGCAAAAGTTCATTTTCCAGCCAAACAATACTGCATCAAATCCCTCAGATTTTGCGATTTGTGTGCTTGATGCAGATTCATTTAGCATGAAAAGGGTAGCTTATAATGTCTATGACATAAGCATGAAGATAAAGGAGGTCTGGTAATGGCATATCAGAATGTTGGAACTCCTCGGTTTTATATAGATTATTTAAGCTATTGGAAAAGCATAGGATTCATAGAAGAAGAAAGAATAACAAATACACCTCAACCTGATTCAGACCTGACTCGTAATAGTTTTTTAGGGTTAGACCCAACTACACCTGTTAATATATATACAGATGGTACGACAAAGTTATTTAATGTTAAAATTTATTTAAAAGGCTTTATTCATCATTCAGAAATTGCAACAGAAGGTAGCAATGGATTTGTAGCATTTTTAGGACATAATTTAAATAAAACACCTACTTTGCCAGAGGGGGAAGAAGCTACTCCTTGGGGAGAACATTTAATTATTAGAGCTAATTGGGATTCGCCTGATATGGATTATAGTCAAATCGAAGAATCGTATGGGGTTGGTACGACTCCCCCAGAACAATCAAATGACGATTCTTATACAGGTTGGCATGCAGTAAATGAGAGCACAGCTCAAGGTATAAATTATGTTAATACAGAAGAATCTGAGGGGGATATATTACCTGGTTCGGGATTTCATCATCACGAGAATAGTGGGTTTTCCATATATAGAACTAATGCCTCCTCAACTAGACCTTATGCACTTTTGCAATACCTAAATTTTAACTTTTATTATTATGATGATGCAGGTTTAGGTGATGCTAATAAACTAGACTTTTTATGGGATGGAAATTTAAACTCAATATCATCAGGTAAAATATACGACATGCCACATTCTCCTGACTTAGACTTAACAATGACTATTGAAAATGATGGGTTTGATTCAATTACCACACAAGGTGGTTCTCATTTATCTAACATAAGATATAATGGTGCTCCAATGTGGAACATAGGTGGAGTAGAAGTTCCTCCTTGGACTATTGGAGAACCAACAACAGCAGGAAGAAGAAATGGTCGCAGAGTATGGTCTTTAAAATTCTCGCATCTTACTGACAAGGATTTATTTATGGCTAATTATAGTGGGGGATTCTATAGAGAAACAAATGCTAATATTGATGCAAGTGAATTTCAAACAAATTATAATGGTGAAGAGATATTTGCTCAAAACTTAAATAATGATGACTCGTTTTTTGGTAGAGTTTTAAATTACATAGGTAGTGGTTGTAGATTTATTTTCCAGCCTGATAATACCAACTTTAATAGCGACCAATATGCGATTTGCACACTAGATCAGGATTCATTAAGAATTAAACAAGTTGCTAGTAAGGTGTATGATATTACTTTGAAAATTCGTGAGGTGTGGTAATAGGTAGTAAAAATCCTTGTTCATATTCTGCCCACCTAACAACAGATTCAATATATTCAGAAAATTCAAACACACTTAATTTAGCAGTAGAATCTATATCAAATTTTAATTTTAGTGCTTTGTGCATCTCATTATTAGTATAACCAAAATGCAAAGAAAGATTATTAATAATAACTTTCCAGTAAAATCTGTTTTGTTTTGAGTTTCTTTTCTTTCCAAGTGGCTTGACACTTATTTCAATAGATTGCCCTGCAAATTCTTTATATATCTTCTCCCATGCATCTTTATCATCAAACTCTAACTGGTTGTCTTTTATTTGTCCATAAAATAATCTAGTATTCATTTAACCACTTTCTGGGTATGATCCATGTTAACCCTTTTTGCTTTGTTCTAGTTTTCTTTCTGCTAACCAATCTTCAAATCGCATCATGATATAAATATCCCCTCTATCCTCTTTAAATACCACACAATCAACTTCCTCTGTGGGTTTAAGAAACATGGGCAATTTCTTCCTGCATTTAGCTTGAACCCTAAAATCATCTTCTATTAATACATCTACTTCTTCGTGCATACCAAGAGAACGACCATTAGATCCCCAGGCCCGAACTGCTTTGGTGCCCCAGATAGTGCATATATCCACGATTTGTACCTCAAATCGGTTACCTTTTGCTTTTGATTTATTTGGCATTTATTCTCCTTTATTATATTTTGGTGCACACCATTAATTATAGTTTCTAAAATTTTCCAAGTTGATTAATAGGTAAAATTGTTGCATTAGCTTTAACAAATTCAAACTTTCCAAAGTTCGTACCTTTAGATATAAACTCACCTTTTTTAAAAAAATCATCACAGGGAATCCAACCTAAAATCCAACCTTTTTTGCAATTGTTAAGTATTCTTAAAAAAATGTAAAAATCAGATTTTTGTTTATGTACTCCATCTAAATTATGAGAGTTTACAGTACACCAGTAATGTGGCTTTGGCTTAAATTTGCATGTTATGGTTTTAACTTCTAATCGTTTACCTTTTCTTGAAATAAGGTCAAAATCATAATCATCTATATCTTTATCAAGGCTGAGAAAATCCATAATAATTTTTTCTCCAATATAACCAGCTAAGATGCGAGACCTTTCAGAACCAAATTTACTCAAACCTAATTTATTATCAATTATAATTTGTTTAAGTTTATTTTTAGCATAATTAACAACTTCTCTAGAAATTACAACTTCAATCAAGTTCATCTCTCCTTTTAAATTTAATTATTATCTATTTTTTCTTCCCATAATTCTCCTTTTTAAGTTTCTCTGTGTATCTTTTCATTGCTTTTTTTTTAGCTTTTATAATTTCTTTGTATTGGGTTTTTTGACATCTCTTACAAAACATACATCTTCTTATAAATTGCTTCTGCTACTGGAACACTTATTGCATTACCACATTGTTTATATCTTTGAGTATCAGAACAACCATCAGTCCAATCATCAGGAAATCCTTGCAATCTCTCACATTCTTTTGGTGTTAATCTTCTAATCCTGCTTTGTCCAGAAACAATACTATCGAGTTGGTGTGATGTTATAGTATTTGCAACATCATCATCTCTTAACTCTAATCTTTTTCCTCTTTTCTTTTTTTCTTCTTTTGTCATATTTGATTCTCTTGGGAAAGTTCTTAATGCAGCAGATTTAACTTCATACAATCCAGTCCTTGCTCCCCAACCACCACCCTCACCTTTTAATGTTTTTGATATACCATTAACATCATATACTCTTGTTGCATCAGCATCTTTTCCTATTGAGCCTATTTGTCGCAATCCTTTTTTTTCCTTAATATAACTCATATGCTTTGCTGTGCCATGTGCCTGTGCAGTAGTTATTGTTCTTGCATACTGTGGATTGTTATTGATTTTTTGTGCCTTTTTATTTTTGCTACTGCCTTCTCCGATAGGAAATACTTTTGGTCTACATTCTCTTCTAATATGTCCGACAAAGTAGATTCGTTCTCTGTTCTGTGGAAGTCCAAAGAACCTAGTATTACATAATTGCCATTGACCATCATACCCAGACTCGGCAATACTTTGCAATATGATGTCGAAGTCTTTTCCTTTGTTACTGGAGAAAATCCCTTTGACATTTTCAAAGATAAAATATTTGGGTCTTTTAGCCCTAATGATTCGCATTACTTCAAAGAATAAACTACTTCTGCTACCTTTAAGTCCTTTTCTTTTCCCAGCAATAGACAGATTTTGACAAGGGAATCCAAAAGTGATAAGATCGATTTTGGGTAAGTCTTTTGGTTGAATATCTGTAATTGATCCGAGTTCTTCTGCATTTGGAAACCTCCTTTTAAATACTTGATTTGCATATTGGTCTATGTCTGAATAACCTATCCAATCAGGCTCTATCCCTGCTCTTTGTAAGGCAAGAGAAAATTCACCAATCCCTGAAAATAAATCTAAATGTCCTTTGATTTTCATTTGTCTAGGCTTCTAATAAGTTTCATCTTCTTATAATCCTTTATGCCATATGCTTTCATATATGTACAGTTTTCGCATACTTTTTTAAAAAACCTTGGTGTGTATCCCCTAACATAAGAATGTGACTGCATTTCATACATTTTACCCAATTTTGTTTTATTACATTCTTCACAATTAAAATGCATTTTGTTATGCACAAGTTTAACAACCTTTAAATTATGCACTAATCTTTTGAACTTTTTATAAAGTCATCTTTCTTCTTATTAAGCTCATCAAGAGTTTTTCTAGCTATATTTGTTTCTCCACTTTCTTCTATTGCCTTTAATCCTTCTTTTGCAATATCAAGTTGTAAGGCAAGTGAATGAATTTTATTTGCAGAATTATATATAGTTTTCTTGAGGGCTTCATCTAATGACAGAAGTAAGGACTTTAAT